GTCCTGTACAATCAACAACAGGTACTAACGTACAAAGCAATATTGCTGACGTAGGTTTTACAGTAGTTTCACAATCTGCTGCTGTAACACAAACTGCTACAGACCCAGCAACAACTATTATTATTCCTGCTTTTAGCAGAATTTTATCAATTCAATTATTTGTAACAACAGCTTGGAATGGCGCTGCTTCAACAGCAGGTCTTGGATGGGATGATGGTACAATTGTAGATGCAACAGCCTTAACTACTGCAACTTCTGTTGCTGGTGGAACAATAGGAATGGACACTGATAATATTGAGCCGGGTGCAAATGCTACTAGAACAAATAATTGGTTAGATACTGGCACAAACAAAAAAAGAATTAGACTTTTAAGTTCTAATGCTGGTGCAGGTGTAGGAACTCTTGTAGTAAATTACGTTCAAGCACAAAGCAAAGTATTTACTGTTTAGGAGGCTTAAATGGCTGGACCAACTGAAGTCGCAAACTTAGGAGCAAGTGCTACTCAAGTTTTAGTTAATCCAAAATCTTCAGCTCCGAATGTTAAAAACATTGGAGGACCTAGTACTTTTGCTTATTTTAAAGGTGCTTATTTTGAAGCTGGCGCTGGAGGTGAGGGTACTTTAAAAATCCAAACTCAAGTTAACGGCACATGGACTACTAAAACTGAATATGCTTTAGCAGCAAATGCGGATGACTCTGTGTATGTTCCTGGAACACTAGGAATACGTTTAAAAGACGGACTAAGAGTTTTGACTAACGCTAATATTGCTAACGCTCAAATATTTTATACCTAGTTTAGGGGGTTATAATGGAAATGGATTTACTCTGGAATGTTGGGTTAACCATTCTCATAGCCCCTGGAACTTATGCTATTGCTAATTTATTTGTTAGAATGAATAAAGCACAACAAGATATAAATGATTTTAAAGTTGAAGTAGCTAAAGAATATGTTTCTAAAGAAGATTATCAAGATAGTCTTGAACAGGTTTTAAGAAGATTTGATAAAATAGAAAGTAAAATTGATAGGATTATTGAAGGTGGCTAGTGGTCGTTCTCAGTTTTCTAAACTTACTAGCACTTACAGTGGTAAATCTAAGCGTAAAAAAAACAAAGGATGTGGAAAAGTTATATCCAATAGAAGAAAGACAACAAGGTACACATAATGACATTAAGCGGATCAACAAACTTTGAATTAAATGTAACAGAATACATCGAAGAAGCTTATGAAAGATGTGGTTTAGAGTTACGCAGTGGTTATGATTTAGAAACTGCTAAAAGGTCTATGAATTTATTGTTTGCTGATTGGGCTAACAGAGGCCTTAATCAATGGACGGTTCAACAAACAATTACAACATTAACGCAAGGCACTAATTATATATCGCCTGGTGCTGATACTATTGATGTTTTAGATGCAGTTTTAAGAAGAACAGTTAACGGAAAAACTAGCGATATGTCTATGAATATGATAAGTCGTGCAGAATTTTTAAACATTCCTGATAAAGAAAATCAAGCTAGACCTAATCAATATTTTTTAGATAAACAAATTAATCCTAAACTTTATTTATGGCCAACACCAGAAAACAGTACTGATCAAATTGTATTTAATCGATTAGTTCGTATGGACGATGCTGATTCTCCCACGAACACTGTTGATATGCCTTTTCGTTTTTATCCATGTCTTGCTAGTGGTTTAGCTTACATGTTATCTGTTAAAAAAGCTCCTGATAGAATGCAAATGTTAAAAGCAGCTTATGAAGATGATATGAGAAGAGCTATTGATCAAGATGAGTCTAGAGCTTCGTTTAATGTAGCTCCAGACATGAGAAGTTATAGGTTAAGATAATGTCTTATGCATTAGGAAAATTTGCTATTGCTCTTTGTGATATTTGTGGGCAACAGTATAAATTAAGTGAATTAAGAAAACAATGGAATAACTGGAAGGCTTGTTCTGAATGTTATTCACCTAAACAACCTCAACTAGAAATACCTACAAATACTGTTGATCCTGAAGCTTTATATGAACCAAGACCAGATATGGATGTAGAAGCTGGTGATGGTGTTGTAAGAACGGAAAATCCAGGATTTGTCAATACAGAGGAAAATGTGATAGGATCAAGCTTTAGATTTAATTCTATAAATGGAAATATTGGAACAGTAAAAGTAACAACTACATGAGTAATAAATGGCTTATACATACACAACATTAAAAGCAGCTATCCAAGATTTTGTAGAAGATTCTGGTTCTACATTTATTGCTAATTTAGATAACTTTATTCAAAACGCAGAACAGAGAATTTTTTCTGAAGTAGATCTTCCTTTAGACAGAAAGAACTCTACAGGTAACTTAACAACTGCTAATAAATATTTAGCAACACCAGAAGATTTTTTATCAACATATAGTTTAAGTGTTATATCAAACAATACTCATCATTTTTTATTAAATAAAGATGTTAATTTTGTTCAAACCTATAATCCTGATCCTAGTGTAAAAGGTCTTCCAAAATACTATTCTTTATGGGACGATAATACCTTTATTGTAGGACCGTGTCCTGATCAAGCTTATGAAGTCGAGCTTCATTATTATTACAAACCTGAGTCTATAACAACATCAGCAACAGGTAATTCTTGGTTAGGAACAAATGCACAAAACGCTCTTCTTTACGGATCATTGGTAGAAGCTTACACTTTTTTAAAAGGTGAGCCAGATCTTATTAAACTTTATAACGATAGATATAGAGAAGCATTATCTAGATTAAAAAATCTTGGTGAAGGCCGCAATCGTACCGATGAGTATCGTTCCACTATTATAAGGCAGAGGGTAACATAATGTTTTCACAAAAAGTAGAAATGACAACAGGTGATGTCAAAGTCATAACAACGCAAAACAGAGGTAAAACTCCAGAAGAAGTCGCTGAGATGGCAATGGAAAGAATTATTCATGTAAGCGGTGAAGCACCTGATATTATAAAACAACAAATTAACGCTTACCAACAACAGCTTTTTCATGTATTAGTATATTATATGAAAGAAATGGTTCAAAGCGATCGAACTAATGTCATTAACCTTCTTGAGAAAGAAGGTCATAGTTCGTTAGCTGACTTAATAAGGAGAATGTAAGAATGGCAATAACTCAAGCAATGTGTAGTTCCTTTAAGCAGGAATTATTACAAGGTCTTCACAACTTCACTAATGGAAGTGGTGGTGGCACTACAACATCAACTGGTACTGGTAATACTTATTACTGTGCGTTGTATACTAGCTCAGCAAATTTAGGAGCCACTACAACAGCATATACTACCTCTAACGAAACCACTAATACTGCTGGAGCAGCGTATAATGCTGGTGGACAAGGGTTAACTAACGTAACACCTTCTTTAGATGGTACTACCGCTATTACTGATTTTGGCAATGTAACTTGGTCTGCAAGTTCATTAACAGCTAGAGGGGCTTTAATATATAATTTTAGTCAATCTGGTAATAATGCAGTATGTGTATTAGATTTTGGGAGTGATAAAACAAGCTCTGCTGGTGATTTTACAATTAATTTCCCGGCTCCAGCTGCGTCTACTGCGTTAATTAGAATAGCTTAATTAAATAAAAGGAAAGGCTAATGGCTCTCAAGTTTTTTGACAGAACCAAACAAGATGCCACAACTTCTGGAACTGGCACTTTTACCCTTTCTGGTACAGCGGCTGATGGTGGGTTTAGAACATTTGCCTCTGTCCATGCTAGTGGTGATGAAGTATTTTACTGTGCTGTTGACAGCTCTAGTGGTAATTTTGAAGTTGGCCAAGGAACTCTTACATCCGGAGGTAACTGGACTTTAACTCGTGACATAGTTAAAAGCTCAACCAACTCAAACAACAAAGTTAATTTTGCCTCACCACCAGAAATATTCTCTACATATCCAGCTGAAAACGCTGCTTTTTCTGATACAAATCTTTCAAATAATGTTGTTGAAACAGACGCTGTTTTTGACGAAACATTAACATCTAACAAAGCTCTTAGTGGTCAATTTAAAGGTACTCTTCAATTTAACAAAGCGTTCTTTACTATTACTGATTATACAGTTGCATCAGGTCAAACATTAACTGTTACTGATAGTGCTGATTTATACGCTGTTGATATAGCCTCTGGAACAGTTATGGATAGAACAGCAGATTTTACTGATGATGTAACTATTTCTTCCGATACTATGTTTTCACCAGGTATTAATGCTTACGCTACTGTTACAATAGCAAATAACGTAAAAGCCACTGTTTCTCCTGTAGGAACAACTTTTGTAAATAATGGCGCAGGTATAACAACAGGTGGCCCAATATCATGGAAACTACCAACAACAGATGGAGCTGCTAACACAGAAATTGTTACAAATGGTAGAGGTGGCTTTGCTATTAAAGGTGCGATTACTTCTGCTGGAGGCGTTGCCGTTGCTTCTCCAACAACAGAAGTTCATATTTCTACATTTGATTATAACTCTTACAGTCCCTCATCTCCTATACAATCATTAGAATGTATAGTTCCAACTAGCGTTGCAGCTACACCTGATTTAATAGAAAACTTTACAATTAAATTTTATTTTTTAAATTTTGGGCAACCAGATCAATCAAATCAAAGACAAGAAACTATGACATGGTTTATAGCTCCTCTATCAGCAGCTGGTGGTGATCCTATCCTTGATAGCACTTCTGCTCAATATTATGGAGCTTTTCGTTGGAATTATGGGTATAATAATAGCTGGAATCAAAGTTTTCCTCTTGGATATAGCCGTAAAGGTGCAAGTGTAACTGTTAGCAATGGAACATACGATTGTGATACTTATGGTTTAAATATATTTGGTTATCAAGGTAATCCTCAATTAGCTTCTCTAGGTAATTCTAGTTATTATGGTCCTGATATGGCCAATAATCCCTTCAGTGTATCATCGGCTAACGCACAGTATAACAGAACTGATTTATGTGGTGAAATGAATCTTTTTAATAGAATAGATTCTTTAGATAGCTCTTATGATTTAAGATGGGGTGGTTATCAAGGTAATTATCAACAACAACCATATAGAATAACTGGTTATACAAGACCACAGGGAAACAACAACAATACTGCTTATAACGTTACCACTGGTCATGCTCGAGGTTTTCGATTAAATTTTCTTCCTTATGATAAAAATTATTTAACTGGTTCTTCTATGTTTGGAATGATTGGAGGAAGAGTAGAAGTTTTTGCACATCTTAAACAATCTGCCGCGGAAATAACAGTAGCATGATAATTTGCAATACAATAAAATATAGGTTAAAAAGGTAATATTATGGCATCGTTAATAAAAACAAATAAAATAAGTACTCCAGGCGGGGAAGAGTTTACACTGCCTACAACTTATCCTAGTTCTACAGTTGATTTAACATCAACAAGTGGTGGTCAATTAGGTTACGGAACGGCTAATCCTATTGTTCAAAATATGTCTACATCAACAGGTAAAATTGCAGAACGTTTTTGTGATAAATTAAGAGTAAATAATTCATCTAGCACTGTTGCAAATGCAACATTAAGTGCTTTACCATCTGATGTAACAGACGTATCAAGCATCGTTAGAACTCAAGTAGATTTTGCTGGAGTATGTTTTGTGGGAAATGCTACTCCTTATCTTCAATTATTAGATGCTAGTAATAATAATGTTATAGGTAATTCTTATTCTTACAAAGAAAGAAGACAAGAAAATTATTCATCTGGCAGTACTGGTACTTTAAATAATGCTACTAGTGGAACTGCTAATTCAAATGGTTTTAAATTAACCTACACTCAAGCAGTAGTAGGTGCTTCTAAAAGTGGAGAAATTTTTACAAAAACTGCTAATGAAAATGACTTAGGTTTAATGTGTGGATATATTACTATAAGTCAATACAATACGTCAGATGGGGCTGGAATAGAAGATAATGCAATGTTAATAGAAAGTTGTATTAATTATAATTATAATGGTACTTACACTAGCTCAACTAGGGGTTGTATAGTTCATAAATGGGTTAGATATTACAATACAAGCGGAGCTACTATTAATCCATACACACAAATTAAAATTTATGATTTAAGTGGAAATAATATAAGTGAAGGTATGTTTACAACATATTCTTATATTAACGTAAATAAATAAGGTAATAAAAAATGACAGTTAGAACAGATAAAATACAATCATTAACAGGATCAGCTCCTTTAACTTTGCCTAAAACTCTTCCCTCTTCAAAAACAAATTTAAAAGTAGATTCTTCAGGTAATATGACAACTAGCTCAGCTAGTCCTAGTTTTTCATCTTTAGGTAAAGCTGGTGAAACAGGATGGGTTCTTTTAGGTAGTACACAAACAAATGATTGGACCAATGGATGTGAAGTAAGTATTGAAGGAAGTGGATATAGTGGTTCAGATATATATGTCTATAGAATAGAATTTGATATTGAAGGTAATAGACAAAATGGTAATAATATGAGATTTGATTTAGCTCCTTACGCTGGTACTACTAACATATCGAATCAAACTTTTACTAATAATGGTTTTAAAAATATGGATAATTCCATGTCTAATAGCACTAATGCCACCGGCGCTCAAACAGGTGCAGCTGGATATGAACTTTATATGGCTTATAATATTTCTGGAAATTCTAACAGTACTTATGATTATGAATCTATGTTTGATCCATCTATAGTTAATGAAAATTACTCTTATAGAGGAGGTATGAGAGGCTGTATAAGATATTACAACGGAGCAGGAATGAGAGCTTCTTTTGCAGATCCTGTTGGTATGTATTGGGATGAATGGGATTCATCTCGCTACAATAGCAATCAAGCATATTATTGGATGCAAGTTGTTAGAAGATCACAAACTGCGTACGATAACCCATCAAATTCTTCGTTTGCAGATAAATTTAGAATACATAATTCATCTTACTCACAAGATAATGGTGGATCAGGAAATACTTCTTATTATCAAAGAGGTATGATGACTCTTTATGGAATACCAAAAACCGGTTAAGGAATAATAATATGTCAACATTAGCAACAAATAAAATAGGAACATTATCTGGTACAGCTGATATGTCTTTACCAACAACAAGACCATCTCAAACATTATCAGCTTTTTTAGATTCTTCTGGAAACTTAACATTTGAAGAAACGTCTATTCCAGTAGAATTTTTTGTAGCAGACGGGACAGCATTTGTTTCTTCTGTTCTAGTAGATACAGCTTACTTAACAAGTGCTGGTTGGACTTTAGATGCGTTAACAAATAGTAGTGGGCAAATTTATGGAGCCAGAGTAGGTATGTGGAATTTATCAGACGCAATTAAAACAAATTATCTTTTTCAAAAAAATTTAAGATGGTTTGAGTTAAATGCTTGGGGAGTTTCTACTGGAAGTAATAGTTCGTCTGACCTTTACATTCAATTATTAAATCCTACTGGAAATATGATGTATACTCAAGATCAAACCACGGCAAGGAAAGACTGTTCTCTATACTCAAGTAGTAGTACTGCTCAAGGCGGTTCTGGTACTGGGAATGGTTGGGTTGCTAGTAGTAGTGGTAATCAATATGGAACAGGCCTAATTTCTAAGGCAATAGGCGAAGGTGATAGTGAGCCTCAGCCTTGGTCAGTAAGGGTTAGAGTATCAGCAAAAGTAAATTATGGTTTTAAAATAGATGCTGAAGGAACTATGTCTGAAGACCCTAACTATCCACCAGCCTGGTCTTATAGAACAGTTAGGCCTAAAGTTGATGAAGTTATATTAGCTGAATCTAATTTAGATAGAGGCGGTCCTTGGACTGATTTTGGTGGTTTTTATCTTGGAACTAGTGAACAAAGCACTAGTAAAAATACAACTGGGCAATTTGCATCTATAATTTTAAAAGCTCAAATAAAACCAACAGCAGTTGTTACCGCATAAAGAGGATTAGTATGGCTTTACCAACAAAAAAAACTTTAACTAGAGGAAAAGTAAGTGTAAGAAACGAAAACTTTGAAAGAGTTTTGGTTGATGAAAGTGATGAAGAACTAGCTTTTCGTCAAGGTTTGCATGATGCATATATAGAAAATTATGTTTCAAATAAAATTAACAATTTTAACAATATGATTGATGACGTTCATAAGTCTTTTGATTGGACTCAGTTGGTTGACACCACTTTAACAGAAGACTCTCAAAAAGAATTTACAGATTATAGAGCTAATTTAAAAAAAATAGGAAAAAAATATTTTAATGCTAAAAACGAACCTTTAGATGTTAAAGATAATTTTTGGAATGAAAATTTTCCACTAGGAACTTTAGTTCCCGAACCACCAACCCCAGAATATAAACCAGAAGAAGAAAAGGAGTAAAATCAAATACTCGTATTTTCTTAAAGAATAGGATAATATAAAAATATGTTTGGTTTTAGTTCATTCGCACAAGATACCTTTGCATCATCAGGGTCAGGTCCTGTTAGTGTTACCGTTGATGCGACTGGAGTTGTTGGCACACTTACATTAGGAAATGAAACAACATCATTTGACATGGTGTTTGATGTTACAGGATTTAATTTACAAACATCACTGGGAACTCCTCTTGTATTCGAGGGTACCACTGCAACTATTACACCTTTAAATGCCTTACAGTCATCTCTTGGAAACATTACTGTCTTTACAGGAATGTTTGTTAATGTAAATAACACAAACCTTCTAATGACAGCAGAACTTGGTAATGCTGAAGCCAATTTACCTGTTCTTATAAATGCTACGTCACCAGGTGCTTTAACAGCTAATTTAGGTCAAGAAACAGTTATTGCTGGTAGTGTTATAGCTAAACCAAGACAAGATGAAACATTTAATGTAACCGTTGCAAATGGTGGTAGTGGTAATGTTTATTACATGAATTACTTTAAGCAGACTACCGTTGATAGTTTGCATCCTCCATTTACATATAGATTTGATCAATCTGATTCTAGCAATGGTAATCATCCTTTAAGATTTTCTACAGTACCTGATGGTACACACGCAAGTAATGAAACATTTACCATTACCGTACAAAATGTTAATGGAGCAAATAAGTATTTTGTTAATGGCGTTCAACAACAAATGCCTATTGCCTTAAAAAAAGGCTCAACCTATAAATTTGATCAATCGGACAATACTAACAGTAATCATCCATTAAGACTTTCTACAACAGATAATGGCACTTGGGCTGGCGGATCAGAATATACTGACGGAGTTACAGTAGTAGGAGTACCGGGTCAAACTGGTGCTTATACACAAATTGTTGTAGCTAATAACGCTCCGTCTCAACTTTATACTTATTGCACTAATCATAGTGGTATGGGCTTTGGTGTTCCAATTACAGAAGGTGTTGAGTATACAACAGGAGTTGTTAAAAACGGTGTGCCGGGAAATCCTGGTGCTTATGTAGAGATAACACTAGCAGATGATACACCACAGCTGTATATATATTGTCAAAATCATAGTGGAATGGGCTTTAAGCTTGATCAAGATTATAATGCTGAAATTATTGGAACAACTCAATTAAATAGTGTAATAATACAATCATCAGTATTTATTCAGGTTACAAATGCTGGTTTAGATACATTTGCTGAACTAGCGGATGCATCAACGATAATAGTTTCTGGTTCGGCATTAGTAAGTCCAACAGGCGTGTCGGCTACAGGATTTATTTCTTCGAGTGACCCAGCTGTTAATGTTTGGGCCGTTATAAATGATTCACAAACGCCTGGATGGACGGAGATAGCAGCATAATGGCAAGTACATATTCAAATTCTTTACGATTAGAACTTATGGCAACCGGAGAACAAGCTGGTACTTGGGGTTCAACTACTAATAGAAACTTAGGAACTTTGTTGGAACAAGCAATTTCTGGTGTAGAAACAATAACAATTACTGGAAATACAACTCTTTCAACTAATAACGGACAAGTAGATCAATCAAGAAATGCAGTTTTAGAAGTTAATGGGTCAATAGGCTCTGCTGCTTCTATATTTATTCCTGCTCAAGAAAAAATATATATTGTTAAAAATTCTACAACAGGTGGTCACGATATAAATGTACAGGTTGCTGGCCCTACAGGGTCTGCTGTAGCTATTCCTAATGGAAAAACAGGTATTGTTTATAGTACAGGGTCAAACGTTAATTTAGCTTCTAATTTTGCAGATACTTTTGATATGGGTAATATACGCATTACAGGAAATACAATTAGTTCTACTAATACAAATGGTAATATTGCTATTGAACCTAATGGTAATGGCACCGTAAATGTAAGTAAAAATTTAAACGCTGCAAGTAACCTTACAGTAACAGGAGTAACAACTCTTAACGGAAACACAACAATTGGTGATAATACATCTGATGTAACAACAATTAATAGTAACACTATAACTACCCCTAATGGTCTAAATTTTGACACAAACACTCTTGTTTTAAATCAAACAAATAATCGTATAGGTATAGGCCAACAAAATCCTTCATCTTCACTACATGTTTCTGGAAGAACTATAACGGATGACTTAACTATTGGTGGTACTGGTGGTTATCAATTACCAAGTAGTTCTGGAACAACTAGTCAAATCTTACAAATGAACAGTTCTGGTAATATGCAATTTGTTGATATTGGTAGTATTGGAGCATGGTCTACTGTAGGAAAAGCTACTAGTGCTGGTGCAAACTCTATGACAGTTTTTAGTGCCACAAGTTATGATATTTATTGGGCTGTATTTAGATTACTTTATGACACTGCTATTGCTACTGACTTTAGAGTTGGTTTAGTAGATTCTGGAGGAACAAGAGTTTCTGCTAGTAATATATTTAATAATAGTTATATCTATCAAGATGTTTCCAGTGCTGGAACTGTTAGCTCTACAGCTGTTAAAGTTTCTGGTGTTGCTGATGCTATTATTGCTTCATCACCCGCTCCAAGCACAAGCACAGAAGTTGTTGTCGAAGGTACAGTGTATTTAGTGCGTGCGCCAGGATATAGCACTGGTCAAAACTATTATGGAAATGCTCAAGCAACTTCTACAAAAGACGGTGGTGCTTCTGGCAATATAGATCAAACAACTCAGAGTTATTTTAAAGAAGCATCTGCAAACTCTACTGCTGTTTTTGGTTTAATATTTACACAACAAGGTGGTAATACTTTAAAATCAGGATCTCGTGTAGATGTTTATGGTGCATCTTTCCCATCATAAGGTGACTAATGGCGTTAGAAAATATACAGTTTAAACAAGGTGTTGTAAAAGATGGCACACGTTACACCAATAAAGGCGGTTGGTACGATTCAGATAAAGTAAGATTTCGTTATGGTTTTCCAGAAAAAATAGGTGGATGGGAAAAAAGAGGTAACTCAACTTTTCAAGGCATTTGCCGTAGTTTAAATCAGTGGGCTGCTATTGATGGTTCACAGTTTATTGGTGTTGGAACTAATTTAAAATTTTATATTTCTGTTGGTGAAGCTTATAATGATATCACACCTATTCGATCAACTGGAAACATTAACAATCCTTTTACAACAACAAGTGGATCAACTTTAGTAAATGTTACCGATACGGGACATAACGCTCAAGCTAATGACTTTGTTACTTTTTCTGGGTCAAGTGCTGTTGGTGGTATAGCTGCCGCTGATTTTAACAAAGAACAACAAATTGTAACTGTTATTGATAATGATAATTATACAATAAATGTAGATAATGCAGCTAGCTCTAACGCTGGACCTGGCGGTGGAACGGTTACAGCGACGTATCAAATAAACACAGGATCAACAGATTATACAGCTGGTGTAGGTTTTGGAGCTGGTTTTTGGGGTGGAACACAAATAGGTGTTGCGACAACAGTTTCTACAGGAACTACATCTAACTCTGCAACTACAATAAATGCATCATCTACAACTGGTTTTACAACAAACGGAACAATACTTATTGGAGAAGAACTAGTAACTTACACAGGAAAAACAGCTGGAAGTTTTACAGGTTGTACACGAGGTCAATCTGGGACTACAGCAGCTTCTCATAGTGCAAGTACAACTATACAACAAGCTGATACTTTTATTGGATGGGGTAATGCGGCAACATCATTGACTGATGGTCAACAATTACGTTTATGGGGTAAAGATAATTTTGGTGAAGATTTAGTCTTTAACGTACAAAATGGTGGTGTTTATTATTGGGATAAATCAACCAATGTAACATCAAGAGCAATACCTTTGTCTACTATACCGGGTGCTGATTCTCAAGCACCTACTTTTGCTACACAAGTTCTTGTAAGTGAATTAGGAAAACATGTTGTTTGTTTAGGGGCTAATCCTGTTGGCTCAACAACGCAAGACCCTATGTTAATTAGATGGTCTGACACAGAAGATCCATCTACATGGGAAGTTCTTAATGGTAATTCCGCTGGTGATTATAGATTATCTTCTGGCAGTAAAATTATTGGAGCAATAAAAACAAGACAAGAAATTATTATTTGGACCGACACTTCTTTATATGCCATGTCTTATACTGGTACTAACTTTGTGTTTAGTTTTAGTTTAATAGCTGAAGGTACTTCTATTATTAGTCCTAATGCTGCTGTTAACGCTAATAACGTTATTTACTTTGCTGACAATGAAAACTTCTATGTGTATGACGGCAGTGTTCGTACGCTTCCATGTACTGTAAGAAATTATGTTTTTGATGATATTAATATATCACAACGTTATAAAATATTTGCTGGTCGTAATGAAAACTTTAATGAAGTTTCTTGGTATTATCCAAGCGCTGACTCTACTGAAGTAAATCGCTATGTTACATTTAACTATGTTGATAATACTTGGGTTGTAGGAACTTTAGACAGAACTGCTTGGGATGATGTAGGAACGTCAGTAACTAATCCAATTGCTGCTGGCACAAATAACTACTTATATAATCAAGAAACAGGTGACGATGATGATGGATCACCTATGATAGCCTTTATAGAATCAAGTGATGTTGACATAGGTGCTGGTAATCAAATTATGTTTATAAGACGTATTTTACCTGATGTATTTTTTTACGGAACAAATGCTACTCAGTCTTTAGATTTAACGGTAAAAGTTAGAGACTTTGGCTCTAGTTTAAATCAACCAACAACAGACCAAACATTTACTTTTCAAACAAACGCTTCTAATACTGGAGATACTGGAAGCCAAGAATTATATTCACGCATAAGGAGTAGACAAGCTATCTTTAAGTTTGAAACAAATACACTAGGACAGCAGTGGAGACTTGGCGGAATACGTTTAGATATGAGAGCGGACGGCAGAAGATGACACAAGTACCTGAACAAGTTCTTACTAAAACAACCTTATCATTGCCAGGAGATGCATACGAACAGTCTTATTTTCGTAGGTTAGTTGGTGATATTCAAAGAATTTTTAACAGTATACAGACACCTACGGAGGCAAGAGAATCATCTGAAAGTTTTTCTTGGTTTATTAATTAATGGCAAGTGCTTACTTAAATGTTGTTAAAAATGGTTTAAGTTCTGGTAATACGGATATTTATGTTTGTCCAACTGGTGGACAAGCTATCATTAAAGTAGTAAATATATATAATACCACTGGTGGTGCTGTTAATTCTACTGTAAGTGTCTTTGACAGTTCTACAAACACGACAGGTATATGGGATACGAGTTCAGTTGCTGCAACAACGCAAGAAGGAGTTCTTCAAAACGGAGAAGTTATTAACCTGGAAGCAGGTGATAAATTAATAATTAATGCTGGTACAGGAACAGCACTAGATGTTATTGTATCATTATTGCAGATAACGTGAGGATTTCATGAGCTGGATAACAGATTTATTTACTGACATAGGAACATACGGAAGAGAATTTATAGACCCTGAAAATCTCGCTAAATCTTTAGGAACAGCTGGTGTCATGTCTTTATTTGGTGGCAACAGTGATGATTTCGCAAGAAACTTTTTAATGACTAACTTAGGAAGAACTATTGGCGGAGTAAGAAAAGGTAAAAAACCAACACCTAAAAGTTTATTACAACAATACAATCAATTAACTCCTACTCAAAAACAACAATATGTAAGTAATTTTGAGTCTGGCAATCTTTCTGAAAAACAATTTAATGATTATAAAAATCTTTTTGGAGGTCAAGGTTCGGGAACGTCTTACGAAGATTATGTAAAAGTATATGGTAACAAACCAGCATTAAGCGGTCCTCCTCCTATGAATCCTGATCCATTTAATCAAAATCAAGACCCTTATGGCGGTTCATTGCAAAACGCATCTTTTAGTCCAGCTAGTCAAACAACAATATCAGGTGGTAGCGAGGTGGCTGAGGTTACAAATTATGATCCTGCTGGTTTATTTGGTAGTTCGGCGCCAACAACAGGGATTGCATCTGTGCAGCAACAAGGTCCAATGGGAACAGAATTTACTGAACAAACTTTTCCAAATGGAGGAAGGGTTATAACTAATCCTGCTACTGGAAAACAAGTCTATATAAATCCTATGGGAGTACAAAGTGTTTTAACGCAAGCAACAAAAAAAGCTCCAGGTTTTGGAGAAGGGATAGGATATTTTGCAGACAGGTTAGAAAAATATCCTCAAATAGCAATAGGTGAAGAAATTCTAAAAAAATTAAATCCTGACTATTTTGAAAAAAGAGACTTTCAACAAGAAGCTGAGGATAGAGATAAAAGATTAAGAAATGAATTTAGAAGAGAAACATTAGATCCTGCAAGAGGTGGTTTTTCAAGAACTATGAGAGCAAGGCGTTATGCTTCTGGAGGCATAGCTGACTTACGATCTGGTGGTGCAGCTAATGGTCCAGGAACTGGTACTAGCGATTCTATTCCGGCACGATTATCAGATGGTGAGTTTGTTATGACTGCTGAAGCCGTAAGGAATATGGGTAACGGTTCAAGAGAAAAAGGTACACAAAAAATGTATGACCTTATGAATAACCTTGAAAGGAGAATGTAATGGCAGAGATAGGACAATCAACTCAGTCTTATATGGATCCTGTTAAAAGGGAATTATTAAACTTCTTAGTTCAAGAGTCTATGAACTTAGTTAGCGGTATGCAACCTAAGTTGGATGAGGCTGGTAATATTATTTACAGCACAACACGAAAAGATTCTTTAGGTAATCCAATGCCAGAAATGGAATATATTGGTCGTCCATTTAGTCAAGATGCTGTTACTAGAAATATAGCTCCATTAACTGGTTTAGAAGAATCAGCGTACCAAGCCGCAGGCGCAGGTATAGGGCAATTTCAACCTTATCTACAAGATGCTAAAGCCTTATATGGTGAAGCTGGAGCATTACAAAGAGAACAAACACCTTTTATAACAGAAGGAATTTTAGGTACTAGAAAAGGTATGGATATAGTAGAAAGTGCCTTACCTATTTATCAAGGGCTTAGAGATAGAAATCCTTTTACAGAAGAAGTTGCTGATAGATTAACTGATAGATTAAGAGAACAAGAAGCTGTTCAGTTAACAAATTTAGCTAGATCAGCGGCAGGAAAAGGTGCTTTAGGTGGTTCTCGATACGCTGTAGAAAGAGCTAACATACAAGACAACACATCAGAAACTTTAGCAAATTCTTTAGCTAATTTATACAACACTAACTTTCAAAATCAACGTCAAGCTGATCAAGTAGCAGCACAAGGTATATCAGGTCTTGGTAGTACTTATGCAAACATGGCACAACAAGTTACAAATACAGCTGGAGGATATGGTCAGGTAGGGTCTGGTTTAAGTAGTTTAGCCGGAGACTTTACAGGACTAGGACAAGCTGCTCAAAATATGTATGGAAGTGATTTAAATCAAGCAAGAACCTATGGTCAGTCATTAAGAGACTACAATCAAAATTTATTAGATACACGACAGTCTAATCTTTATGCTGAACAATCGTTACCATTCCAGTTATTAGGATACATGTCTGGCGTAACAGGAAGCCTACCAAACAACACTTATTCAATTAATACACCTTTACCAAATCAAGGTGATGCTTATGGAATGGCGTCAGGAATTGCAGGAGTAGGACCGTTTGGCGGAGGTTCTGTATAATGCCTAATTGGAAAAATAGACCTATGATGATGAAGTCTGGCGGTTCTGTAAATAAAGAAACATTAATAGATCTTGCAAAAAGATTACAAGAAGAAAGAGTTGACTTTGGTCCACTTTATTCAAACAAGAAATCTAGAGGAGCCAGATTTGGTGTTAGAGATGGTATTCTTGATCTTATACAAGATAGAGAGTCTGGTAAAAAATCTTTAAAATATTCTAGAGGCCCAGCATCTTTAGAAGCATATACAGATGATCCTTACGCTGGTTCTGGTGTTAAAGGAAATATAACTTTACGTTTTAATAAAGGAGGAGAAGTTAAAAGTTTTGTGCCTGGAGTTAATCCTTTTGATTTACAAGATAAAACAATATATATAGACCCCTTCACACGCGATAAAGCTGAATTTCAATTTATGAATGATCGACAAATAAATGCTATAATAAATACTCAACAAAGAAAACAAAGAGAAAAAGAAAGACGCGATGCTATTAATAAAAAAAAATATAGCATGCAACGTTCAGCAGATCCTATCAACATAAATACTATAGTTAATACAAATAATGCTCTTAGAAATCTTAATAGTAGATTGCCTCAAAAAAGAGAAGAAGCAAAAGAATTTTTAAATAATACAGCCGTTGAAACTGTTATGGAAAGATTTGGCGGTAATTTTGATGATTTTGCTGAATACCTTAATTCTGAAAATATAACAGAAAATGATTCTAAATTATTTAGTAGTATTGACTTAGGAACTGTTGAGAGTAATTTAGAAGAAATTCAAAATAATATCGCACAATCAAGAGAAGGTACTGAAAAGCCTAAAGAAATATCAACAAAGGCAGAAGAAGTAACATCAGAAGAATCTGGACAAGGTGATGGTCAAAGTGATCAAGAAACTGAGACACCACCTGAACAACAAGCTAAAGAAAAAACAGACTTTCAATTATTTGCTGATGAAATAGCTATAAGAGATGAAGGCTCTTATTCTCCTGAAGCTCAAAGAGCAGGACAAGTTGCATCAATGTATGGGCAAGTTTCACCAGGACAGGTTGGTGGATTTGGTGTAGCGGAGGCTCGCGGAGCGGCCGCCGCCGAGGCAACACAACAAAAAATAGAAGCCGATGAAAGAGAGATAGGTGGCGCACTTGCTAAGAAAAGAATGGAATTAGCAGCGGCTCCTAAATATGGCGACATTGGAAAAATTGATTTAGGACCATTAGGTGATAAAGATATGACTGCTCAAGTTTATAAAAGTAAAAATCCTGGAACAGGTGCAGGACAATATGGATCTTTGTTCGTTGAAGGTTCAGCCGATGCTGTTGTAGGTGAAGCATTTACCAGAGCGGCTGTTTTAAATAGACAATTACAAGCTATGCAGTATCTATTTGATAACGCTGAAAAAATTACTGGCGGTCCTAAAAAGGTTGTAGCATTAGCGGAAAGTTTAGGGGGTCTATTTGGTTTAAATCCTCCAGCCGGTGGATTTACTGATGCAAAAGCTGCTGTCCAATTTTTACAATTAGAGTTAGCAAAAGAACTATTAGGAGAAGGTGGTAAAACTATTTCTGACACAGAAAGGGAAATGGTTAGGAAAGCTTTAGGAGAGCCTGGAGCAACAACTACACCAGCACAACTAAAAGCAAGAATTAGTAAAGTTATAGAAAAATTACAAGGCAATACTGCACAAGTTCGAAGATTCTTAGACCAAAATGCAAAAGCACATCCAGCTATAGCAAAAGCTTTACAAGATGCCAACGCTAGATTAAGTGCTAAAAATAATATAGTTCCAAAAACTGCATACATGGGTAAATAAATGGGAAGTATTACTTTAACATTACCATCAGGTGAAAATCAAACTTTTGAAATTGATGGAGATGAGCCAACTCAGGAAGAGTCTTTAGCAATTAACAATTACATTAGTTCTAACCGGTCTGTTAATGAAAGAAACTTAGATGATTTTTTTGGATTAGCTGGACAAGGATCAAGCTCTGGCCTTTCATCAGCACCTGAAGAATATCAAGATTCTTTTATAGGAATGTCTCCTAATCGAGATATGTATGATAAAGATGTTGACTACTCTAGCGGTATAAAAAATCAAGGATTTCGTTTAGCATTTTCTAATTTAAATAATGATAGAGAAAGAGAACTGTATCTAAATAAAAAACTTGGACCTAGAGGAGAGTTTTGGGATACTGACAAAGGCGGAAGATTTATATTAACAACTCAAGGAAGACAAAAACTAGGTAACGCTGGTGAAGGTAAAATAGCTATTGATGAAGAAGGATTAAGTTGGAGTGATGTTACTGATTTTATTGGTGAAGCAGGTCTTCCTTTGGCAGGGGCTGTATTAGGAACAGTAGCAGCTATAGGTTTAGCCCCAGTTTCGGCACCACTTTTAGCAGCTTCAGGTTTAGCTGGTTTAGGAGCAGGTATTGGAAGTTTAGCTGATGAGGCACAGCAAGCAGCGCGTGGCGTTGCTGATGAAGACGCAAAATCTGTTGCATCAAGAGCGCTTACAGAAGCAGTTTTAGCATCTGCGGGAGAGTTTGTTGTAGGTGCTGGTTTAAACACAGCAAGAAGACTTATTAAAGGAGCCGGCGGAGTTGGTAAGACCAATAAATTAGGGTTTGCTGAAGATGTGTTCCTTGGAAGAGCTACAAGTGATGCAGGTAAAAAAACAGCCGCAGAGTTACAAGCATTAGTTGATGATGGTTATAAATTAGATATTACTGGCGAAGGTTTAGCAGATAGGCCTATAACAGGAATTAATGTAAGATTATTTGAAACTATTATGCCAGGAAGATTAGATGAAAATGCACAAGTATTAAGACGACAAATACAAGAAGAACTTTTTAATGGTGCGGAAGTTGTTGATGCTAATGAACTTGCAAAAGTAATAAAAGAATTTCAAGCTGGAGAATTAAAGCTTGGAGAAGATATAACAAAAGCAGCTCAAAAAGAAGTTGAAGATGTTTTAACACAGGCCTACGACAATATTTTATTAAAAGTAGGTAACGAAGGATTAGACCCTGCACAAGCAGCAAAAGATTTAAGTGATATACAAAGATCTTTTCATAAAACTATGGACGATACTTACGAAGCTATTGATTTAGATATGGGTGCAGCTAATGCAAAGTTCTTAGACATAATGAAAAAAGGTGATCGAAAGAAATTTAATCAAGCTTTAAATAAAGCAGGACTTAATTTAGATGAGTTAAACATTCAAAATGTGGCAAAAGGAGGTGGCCCAAGAGGACCTAGATTTATTAAACCTATAGAATTTAAAAGATTTTTAAAAGATCATATAGACGAATTAAAACTAGATATCAGTAAAATAGAAGGAGATGGATCAGGAATAGTTAAGGCTATTCTTGATGAAGATGAACCTTTAGAAGCATTAAGTTTAAGACAAGTTAATGCGGTTAGAACTTTTGTAAATAGTTTTGACGCAGAAAGAGTTTTAGCAGGCGAAGCCTCTACATTTTCTTTAGGAAAATTAAGAGGGGCTTTAGATAATGATATCGCTGATAGTGCTGCACGAATTAGAAACGCAAGAAATTCTATGGCAAAAAAACCTACAGCACCAGAAACAAAAGCTATTGCAGAAGCTTTAGATATTATGACAAAAAGCATAGATGACTTAGATGAAGCTCAAGTTATTTATAAAAATTTTATGGAACATCAGGATGATGCCTCTATAAGAGCAATGGTAAGAGCAGTCGTTAATGGAGATGCAACTGCTTTAAAACAAGCTCAAAGTTTAATAGAAGACCCTACTCAAATGGCTAAATTTTTATCAGCTGTAAGAAAAGCAAAAAGTGCTTTAGGTCAAGCAGACTCTACTATCAAAATAAACAAAGATGCAGGTTTTGATATTTTAAATGAAGCTGGAGAAGTTACAGGTAGATCTGTATTTTCAAAAGGAGAAAGATCAACGATTGAAAGCATTGCACAAACTGTAGGTAAAGATGGAGACACTTTAGTAAGAGAAGTTGAAGAAAAAATTATTGCTGGTCAGCCGGTAGATGTAAAAGAAAGAGCTATAAAAAATATTATTGA